ACCCCGCATCCTAAAAGTGGTGTACCGCGAAACGATGTGCCCCGATGGGCCGTGGAACGAGTACTTATGCCGCATGGGTTATGAGTCTGGCTACCGAGCCGCCCAGCGTGCCGCCCGGAAGGCGAAGAACACAAGGAGCAAGAAGTGAGCAAGCAACGGACAGACTACCAGAACGGATTTGAGGACGCATTAGACCGTGGTATGGTCAACTTTGCCAGTGCCCCAAACAAGGGTGAGTACATGCGTGGGTTCCGTGACGGCGAAAAGAGTTTGAAGGATGGCACCGGCATGGCCGACCCCCAGGCGGAGATTGCCATGCTCCGCAACTACGTCGGCAACAACTACCTGCGGTCTGACTACCAGAACGCGGACCAGATGCGGGCGGAGATTGCCGCCCTCCGCGAGCAGGTCCAGACGCTACGTGTCGCCTTCGCAGCATTGAGCGTGTCACCCAAGATCGACGATGCTCCAAGCCACTACAACCACGATGAAGCGTGGTCGTGGTGCTGCGGATGGGAAGCGGCACATCTCCGAGTCCAAGCAATCATCGCCACCCCCACCACCCCGGAGGCCAACCCATGAGACATGACATGAGCGATTCGGAAGTTAGTGCTTGGGATCAGGTGCGACAGCTTGAAGCCGAAGTGAAAGACCTCCGCGATGCCGTCCGCGTGCTGGCTCACGACAAGGTAAACGGCGTTCCCGACATGATCGGTGCCGATGTGGTATCCAACCGCATTGCCTATGACGCGGTGAACAAAGCTCTGTCCAACCCCATCGCCGCCGCCGTGCGGGGGGAGGTGAAGCATGGAAACTAACCTCCCCGAACTCTGCCGCCGCGTGTGGGCGAAGGTGCCCGCCGCGATCCCATACGACACCGAAGACCATCTCTCGGTGGTGGTGCCCAAGCGACCGGACGAGGAAGCCCGGTGGTACATCCCCGGCCGCACGCACGCGATCCCCGACGATATCGCCGAGTCCATGATACAAGCCGCCGCACTGCGGTGGTTGCTGGCGAACGTAGACAACACACTCAACAGCGACATCATTACGCCCAGCGGGTACGCCTTCTGGGTCAAGAAGTCCGTTCGGTATTGGGAAGAGCAGCCCAACGCATGGATGGTTGAACACACCGACCTCACCACCTGCCTCCTCCTCGCCGTGGAGCGGTGCCATGAGTACAAGGAGTCAAAGGAATGAGCCGGAGGATTAACATTGGCCCGGTTCGTGACCGGCACTATCTCAAAGTAGACCGCAACGGAATGGACACCGGCATCCTCATTATCTCGTCGCAGAAAGGCGAGTCGGAGCGTGTGTTCATCCCTGACCACTTGTACCAGTACGTCCGTGACGCGATGGACATGATGTACAAGAAACGTCCGAACAAGGAGAACAGCAAGTGAAGAAGTTCATCGAAAACGGCAACCTATTCCGCTGGATCATTGGAATCGCCTCTGGATACGGGCTTGGCCTGCTCATGGGTCAGATGTACAACGCCGGTGCCATCGCCCACCACGAAGGCCGCGTAGCCGTCAACACGCTACCGGACGGGTCGAAGGTGGTGACAACTGTGAAGGAGAACAGCAAGTGAACATTGAAGAACTGATCCACGACCTGATCGAACATGCAGACAAGATCACCGACCAGAACTACCGCGACGAGGGCCTAGACGTTTGTACCGCCGCACGCCTCCTCCGCGAGTGCCTCGCGGCGGGGTTCATTACCGACAGCGGCGAGGTTCGCAAGGTGCTGGGGACGCTGTCGGTGACGGCGGATGAGTGCATCATCGGTGATGGCGACGTGACCGTCTACATCTTGAGAGGCGATCAAGTTGTAAGGACGTGGACTACCGCCACAGACCCAAGATTGGTCGGTCGCCCACTTCGTAGAGAGTGTTATTCAACTGCTGAAGCCGCCGAGGCCGCAAGGGGGGAGAAGTGAACGGCATCAGCAAGTAACACACACCCCCCGCCGGTTGACGCTGCCGGGGGGAGATTCATGGCGAAGAAATCAGGACGCGAGGGGCTAGTCGTTAAAGCGTGTTTGCTGTTGCTCCGTCGTTACGGAGCGTTCCGGCGACAGAATACCGGAGCCGTCAAGATGGGCACACGCTGGGTCTGTTTCGGCAAGAAAGGACAGGCCGACATTGTGGGCAGTCTAAAGCCGGAAGTCATCGGGCAGAAGTACGGGATCTACCTCGAGGTGGAGTGCAAGACGGATACCGGGCGGCAGAGTGACCACCAGAAAGCCCACCAGGCCGAGATCGAGGCGGCGGGCGGGGTGTACCTACTGGTCAGAAGTGCGGGGGAGTTGGAAGCGAAGTTGAAGGCGTTGTAACCGGCAAGGAGGCCGTCCGTTGGATGTATTTTCAATGCTCCGGGGGTGCCGTCAGGCACCAGTACCCCACCTTGCGAGGCATGTTCTCATGTGCGTGATCGTTCGGGCCAACCAGAAAGGGCAGATGTGGGCATCGCTGGAAACGCTGGCGGCGGATACCAGCATGAGCCGCATTTCCGTCAAGCGTTCCGTTAAGCTGATCCTTGCCGCCGGGTTGATGCGGGCGGTTGGCAAGCGTGGGCAGGTGACGGCGTACATGCTCGACGGCATCAAGCTGTCCGAACTGGCGGCGGCAGATGTTGAATATACACGTCTCCGCAGGGAGGCATTTCAGGAGTTTAGTGGGTCTAATAGATCCGGGGGGGGGCTCTCACAGATCCCATTAGGGGATCTAATAGACCCCCCTAGTGGGTCTGACAGATCCACTAATGGGATCTCACAGATCCCCAATCCTCCCTTAAAGGAACCCTTGAGAGACCCAACAACAACAAGCGGCCCGCCTTCTGTTGTTGTTGTTGCCTCCCATCTTTTTCATGCATGGGGGATCGGGAAGACCAAGGCGGAGGAAATCGGGTACGAAATGACCGCCGACGAGGCACGCAGGGTTATCAAGTGGTGCCAGGATCGTCAGTACGGCCCCGCATTTGTCATACACGCCGTCTCAGAGGGTATTAGGCCGTGGGATGCCCCCGACGTGATGGAACGCCCCATATCGAATCGTAGCGACCCTGACAGGTTTGACCGTTTAGGAATCATCTAATGAACAGAAACGACGTGGAACGCATCGAGAGTCTGGTATTCGAGTTGTGGCCCCGCAGTAAGTGGCCGACTCCCATTCAGGACAAGTTCGTCACCGACTTGTACCGCTTGCCGATTGAATACGAGCAGGCGAAAGCGGCTCTCGTACAACTTAGGTCCGATAAGCCGTTCCAGTCTATTCAGCCGTCCGACGTTATGAAGCGGCTGGCCACTGTCTCGACTCCGACCGAGGGCCGGGGGAACCCCCAGACGGTGGGGCACACTGAAGCCCCGCTCGTCAAGCGTGCCCGGCAGATCTGCCGTCAGGATGAGATGCCCGTTGCCGGTGGTGGCGAGGATGCCATTGCCCAGATGCCGGTACCGGACATGGCCCGCCTGTACATGTACAAGCTCGTCGTGGTTCGCAACGCGGCGATCAGTCACGCGATCATGGAGGTATCTGAGATGCTCGCCGACTGGAAGGCAGCACCGACCGAGATGAAGCTCTCGGAGCCGTGGGCAAGGGAGGTGATGAAGCTGCTGGCCCCCGCGATTAAGTGCAATCACCGACTGGCAATCAAGTGGAACGACCACCAGAGGGAACAGCAGCACCGCAAGGACACCGGCAAGTTTGAGGCACGGCTAACCCGGCAGGGCAAGGTTGCCCCGGCTCCTGTCGAGTACGTCCCGGAAGAGGTGCCCGATGTCGTATGAACCACCCAACACCGACCTCCCGACCGAGTGGCCCGTCTGGGGTGAACACGCCCGCTACGTGTTCCTCGAACGGCTGGGGATCGGCACACTCAACGGAATGAAGGATACACGCGGAACACCGGCATGGGTGCAGGCGTGGAAGGAAGCGAAACAGGCACACGAACAGGAGAAACGCAATGAAGCCAGCAGGTAAGTACAAGCCAACGACCAAGGAACTCGCCGCCGAGTTTATCGCCGCCATCGATCACGCCCTCGCCGGGCAGGGCCTGACCGTTGACGACTTCAACATGGACGATCAGCACGAGCGGGCACGGCTGATTAAGACCGTTTACACGAAATACCCGAACGTCCAGGTTGAAGTGCTGGCCCTCGCTCTCGACGTGAAAACGCCGGAACTGTTGCACGCCGTCAGGTCCGTTCCCGGCACGCTGTCTAGCAAGATGGCGGGTGAACTTGCCGCGACGTTCTGCCGGGCCGAGGGCGTTGCAAAGCCGCACATGCTGACCGAGGAATCCGCAACGCGACTCTATCACACACTCCTCGAAAACGGGTTTTGCACCGAAACCGTCCGGGGCCTGTTGGTTGGTTGTGCCGTCATCAAGCGTGGTCAGCGTTTCCCCGTGACTGCCGCCGGAGTTTACGATATCGTTTCGGAAGCGTTCGGAGTGACTCATGCGGAAGTGTCAGGAAGCGGACGGCATCCGAAGGTCATCGCGGTTCGTCGCCTGACCGCGTATCTGTGCCGTCACCTCACTTGGGCATCGTTCCCGGAGATTGCAATGATGCTCGGGAAGAAGTCACACAGCACGTTCGTTGAACAGTATTTCATCGTCAAAGACTTGATGGAAAACGACGTACGTTGCTTTGAGTTTGAACACATCAAGAACGCAACATATCGAGACGTTGTGCTATACTTCGAGGCGAAGATCGCCAAGCGATACGGGGGCATCAATGACAGCAAGCGAACCGACCAACAATCCCGGACAGATTCAGCCGGTCAACCCCGAGTTGCATCGGGAGGGGCAGACTCTCGACTTCACCGATCGGAAGGACGTGGGGCTGGTTCACAGCTTCCTGAAGCGGAACCAGCGGTATCAGATCGGCGAGGACAAGCGGAACCGCTGGATCGTCGAGTTGCATAACGCCCTGAAGCACGCGGTAGAGGCCGAGGATTGGGAGCTGGTGGTGAAGATCACCGAGTGCCTGCGGCGGTTCGACGCGATGAACCAGGCGGATGAGCATCTGGCGATCAAGCTGGCGACGGAGCAGGCGGCACCTGCCCGCGAGATTGTGGTAACGTACAAGGCAACGAAAGGAAGTGAAGAATGAGCGGCGGCAGCTACGACTACAAATACGGGCAGATCGAGTACCTAGCAACCGAGATTGCCTCACGGGCGAACATCGAACGCCCGGACGAGTACGCCCGCCGGAAGGCGTTCGCGGCGTGGCTTTACAAGGCCGCAGAGGTTGCCAAGGCAATCGAGTGGCACGATTCCGGCGACACGGGGCCGGGCGACGAGGCCAAGGCGATGGAAGCGTTCCTTGCTTGCACGCCGAAGGCCGACGTGGTACGCGAGCTGATCGAACACGCCGAGCGGGTGAAGGTGGCACTTGATGCGGCGGTAAAGGAGGCCAGCAAGTGAGCAAGAAACCGAAAACGCCCGACGTGGCGGCAGTGTGGCATGAGGTGAAGGGCATCTCCAACGGGCTGGCGGCGTTGAAGGTGACGGTGGCGGTGACGGGTAACGACGTGAAGCGGCTCGAAAGTGAGAGGCTAATGACAAACCGGTTTTCCAGCGGGTTGAGCGATTCGCTCGAAAAGCACGCGGAGCAGATCCGTAAACACGACGCATGGCTCGCAGGCCTACAGAACGCCGAGATCGACGCTCAGGGCATCGGCGAGCAGATCGGGGACCTCGAGGTGAGGGTTGCCAACCTCGAACCGTTGCACGCGGCGGTATCGATGCTGGAGGCGAAGGTTGCGAATCGGCACGCTCACCGCGAGTGTGGTACCGTGCGGAGCGTGGTTACGGTGCTGGTCATCGTCCAGGCGTTTACCACCATCGCGTTCCTGTCGTGGGTCATCGGGGGTGGGCATTGAACGAATACATCCTTACAATCGTCGTCTCCGCTGTGTGCGGGTTCATCGGGGGCATAGTGGCGAGGAACTTGGACAAGGGGTAAGACATGGCACGTAGGGGGCCGCTACAGACGCGGCTGTGTGGTGGGTGTGGCCGGGACGTGGTAACTGCTATCAAGCCGCCGACGCTCGCTCTGTGCGAGTGCTGCGGGGGCAAGAAACGCAAGCGGGCAAAGGGGGCCAAGCGTGACCGGAGAGGATCCTGACGAAATCGGGGACGATGAAATCGAGCGACTGTTCGACGCTGCGGACGCGAAGACGCAGGAGAAGTACCTCCGATCCGTGGTGCAACAGAACGCCCTCGCGTTGTGCCTGATCCGCTGCGGGTTCCAGCCCGAGGAAATCGAGATGGCGTTCGATGAAGATGAGATGGTTGTGTTCGTGTACGTGAAGGGGATGAACCGCTAGATGTCAGGGGTAACGCTCACTCTACCGCAGCCGCACCGGGGCCAACTCTCCGTCATCGAGAGCGGCAAGCGGTTCACCGTCCTCATGTGCGGACGACGCTGGGGGAAGACCACCTGCGGGCAGGAAATCGTGGCACGCTCGGCCCTCGAGGGCGGGTCCGCCGCGTGGATTGCACCCACGTACAAGCTGCTGAGCGAAGCGTGGCGAAGCGTTACGGCGACACTGAAGCCCGTCATATCGTCGGTGAACGTCCAAGAGCGGCGTATCACGCTCATCACCGGCGGCGTTATCGACTTCTGGTCCGCAGATACCCCGGACCCTTGCCGTGGCCGAGACTATGACGTGATCTTCGTAGACGAAGCGGGCCTGATTCGTAACCTGAACGACGTGGTGTACGGGGCGGCAATGCCAACACTCGCCAAGCGGCGGGGCAAGTTGGTCCTTGGTGGCACGCCGAAGGGACAAGGCGAGTTCTACCGGTTCTACCTGCTAGGCAAGCAGGGGGACGCGGACTGGCTCTCGGTCAACGGAACGACCGAAGATAACCCGTTCATCCCCGTCGAGGAAATCCGCCGGATGCAGCGGATGATGCCGCCGGACATTTACGATCAGGAAGTGCGGGGCATCCCGATCAAGGGATCTGCTAACCCGTTCGGGCAGTCCGCTATCGACGCTTGCGTCAAGCCCCTCTCAGACCTGCCGCCGGTGGTGTTCGGGGTGGACCTTGCCCAATCGACCGACTGGACGGTCATCGTGGGGCTGGACAAGCACGGCGATACGTGCGTCTTCGAGCGGTTCCAGCATCGCCCGTGGCCGGAGACGATGGGCCGGGTTGCACAACTGGTAGGCGATACCCCCGCGTTCGTGGACTCGACCGGCGTGGGCGGCCCGATTGTGGCGGACCTGCAACGGCGGTGCGGGAACGTGACGGGGTTTGTGTTCACCGCCCCGAGTAAAAAAGACCTGATGGGCACCCTAGCCCTTGCGATCACCGGCGGCACGGTGGGGTTTCCGGCAGGGGAAATAGTGCAGGAACTGGAAAGCTTCGAGGCGGTGTATTCGGCCAGCGGTGTCAGCTACTCGGCTCCGTCCGGCTTGCACGATGACTGTGTGTGTGCCCTTGCCCTCGCCGTCAAGGCACAAGGGAACGTCGTCGATGGCGAGGTGTTCGCGTCGTTTGTTTAAGGAGTGCCGGATATGAGGATTGGACCTTGGACGTTTCCGTGTTGGGCGAAGTTCGTTCCCCGCTACCTTGGGCCGGCCACGGTCACGGAAGACGAGTATGAGCAGGCGTTCCTTGGTTTGTACGGACGGGAGTGCCAGCTGCTGGCGTACAAACTTGACCACCAAGCCGGCCGAATGCTCGACTTCGAAACCATCCTCGCTAGCCGGCCAACTTCGGAGGTTTGTCACAACACGCCGGCCGGCGACGATCCGAAGGGTGCGTGGTTCGTCGATCAAGTGGTGATGGCCGATTGGTGCGAGGTCACGCCGGCGATGATTGAAGGCGTGATGGCCGGCAATCCGTTCGACTCCCTGCCGGCGAGGATTTGCCGGCTGGTTATTCGGGTTGCCGAGGTGCTGCACAACCAACAGATCAGCGTGTTCAACATGCCGGCGTGCAGGACCGATTGCCGCTGCCGGCAACATCCGCCTACGATTATGCAGGGCACGTTATAACAAGGGGGCCGCGTGGGGTTGCTCGACTTTTTCAAGCGACGGCAGACATCTACAGCAATATCTAATCCAACGCCGCTGGACATCATCCATGCGTCGGTTCTGCCGTGGGAAGCGATCCGTGACGACCGTAGCCCGCAGGCGGTGGCACAGGAATACCTCTCCCGCTACGCCGGTACCGTGGCCGTGTGTGTTGACCGCATCTCGCAGGCGGTGGCTAGTACGCCTCTCAAGGTGATGCGGCGGCGAACGGGTAAGGGCAAGCCGCTGGACCCTAAGACGCTCGACCGGATGAAGCGGCTAGGCGGGCCGAAGCTGGCCAAGGCACTCGCACGCGAGAGCGACTTAGAGGAAGTGGATGACAAGTACCATCCCCTCGTCAAGCTGCTGGAATCGTGCTTCACCCACCTTGAAACGGTCCAGGGGCACGTTTGCCTGACCGGTAACGCATACTGGTTGCTGATCGACGGGCCGAACGGCTACCCCATCGATATCCACATCGCCAACCCGGCCGACATGCGGGTGCTGAAGGATCGGGAGACGTTCATCGCCGGCTACGTCTACGGACGCGGCGTTGAGGTTGAGCAGACCTTCGCCAAGGAGGCGGTGGTTCACTTCCGCAACCCGAACTTCCAGTCTGAGCCGTGGTACGGCCGGGGCGATGTTGAGAAGTGCGTCATCGAGGCCGATATGGCCCGCCTCATGGTTGCCCACGGTCTAGCGACACTCGGCAACGGTGCAACCCCCGGTCAGATCATCATGCCCGAGGCGGGTACGACGTGGACGGAAACGGTAAAGGACAAGATCGCCGCCCTGATCCGGGCCAAGTACACCGGCACCGATAAGGCCGGGCGAACGATGGTGACGGGGACGCGGATGGAGATTGTCACCCCCCAGCCGTACCAGCGGGAACTGTCCTACATCGTCACCGGCGACCAGATGCGGGACCGTATCTGTAACGTGTTTGGTGTTCCGGTGGCCCTGCTGACGCTCGACACCGCCGCCCTCGCCAACGCACGCGAAGCCGATCCGCAGTTCCAGCGGTACGCGGTCCTGCCCCGGTTGAACCGCATTCAGGACGCTCTGAACGAACAGCTCGTCCAGCGTTTCCGCGAGGCGTTGAAGGACGATTCGCTTATCGTCGCGTTCGATAACCCCTCGCACGATGAAGAGGTGGAGAAGTACGGGGCACTTCAGGCCGCTGCCGGTGGCCCGATTCTGACGGTGAACGAGGCACGCGACAAGCTGGGGCTAACCCCGGTCAAGGGCGGGGAGGAACTGAGCAAGCCCGCCGCGGGCGGTTTCGGTGACTTGTTCTCGCCGCGGCCAAGCAACATGCCGCCCGCGGGCAATCCTCCGCCCGATCCGGGCAACCCTTCGATAACGTCGAATAGTTCAAATGATTTGAAGGATCGTGCAGCGGGAAAATCCTTTGGGGGTGATATGTTCCGGCACGCCGCTAGCTGTGCGTGCTGTGACGTTCACCCCCGCACGACTCGGGCCGGGCTTGCCAAGGATGACAAGCGGGACAAGCTCCAATCGGCCGAGGATGAACTCCTGCGGGCCGTCCAACAGTGGTTTAACTACGTCTTCGGCTCAATCGTGGTAGACGCTGACGGCACCGTCCGACTCGTCCCACCGTTCGGGCAGACTACTGATGCGTTTGCGGAGTCCTTCGCCCGGCTGGTGTCTAATCCGCTGGCCCGTGCGTCCCTGCTGGGGCACACGCTGGGGGCAACCGAACTGCCCGTGAAGGCACCGACCTACGCGGACTTCAACGCTCCGGCGATTCGCCAGCTACAGACCAACACGCTGCAACTGGCCGATCAGATCCTGCAAACCGCCGAGGGTGCTATCCGCGAGTCCATCGCCGACGCGATCAGCCGGGGCGAAGGCATCCAGGGCATCCGGGCAGCCGTCCAGTCCGTGGCACAGTCCGCGAGCGGCTACGCGGCCGAGCGAATCGCACAGACGGAATCGACGCGGGCGTTCTGTGCGGGCCGGGAGCAGGGCTGGAAGGACACGGGGGCAGTCTCCGCGAAGGAGTGGCTACTCAGCGGCAACCCGTGCCCGTTGTGCGTTGCGTTGAAGGGCCGGAAGGTTGGCCTAGATGAACCGTTCGCCCGTGCGGGCCAGACGATCAAGGGTTTTACGTTCAAAGAGCAGATCGACAATCCGCCGGGGCATCCAAACTGCCGGTGTGATATTGGGGCGGTCTTTAAAGACCTAGAGAACAAGGGGTAAACGATGGTTTCATTGGTTGACTTCATCAAGAAGAATCCGGCACACGCTGCCGTTGTGGAAGGTGAACTGAAGGTAAAGAACGCCGTCATGGCTACGCCCGTGGTGGACTTCAACCAGCGACTCGTGAAGGGGCTGGTCAGTACCCCGGACGTGGACCAGGACGACGAGGTTGTGCAGTGTGCGAACCTCGAAACGGACTACTTCCCGATCAGCGTGAAGGCGGTGTACGTCGATCACGACTACACCAAAGCCGTAGGCACCTGCCGGGCGTTGAGCGTGCGGGGTGACTGCCTCTACGCCGTGACGCACGTCCCGCCCACGTCGTTGGGTGATGACATCCTGACGATGGTGGAGAACGAAGTGATCCGGCACTTCAGCATCGGGGCACGGGCGACGGACTACGGCCCGCCCACGGCAGATGAAATCAACAAGTACGGGCCCCACCGCTGCAACATCCGCAAGGGGCGGCTGATCGAGTACAGCTTCACATCCATGCCTGCCAATCAGAACGCGATGATCGAGCTTGTCTCTAAATCGCTCATCAAGCGTGCTAATGCTGTGGCGTTCGGTTTCCCCGACACGGCCGAGCGTAAGTTTTATCCGACAACTGGCCCGGCGAAGATCGAGCGGCCAGCCGTGGTGTTCATTGACGACTAACGCAATGCGTGCATACGATTAAAGAGACGACCGCCGCCCCTCTGCTACGCACGGGCAATATTCGACGGTCCTTTCAGCGGGTGGGGTGTTACCGCATCTCACTTCGCATTGTCTTGAATCAGCCGACGCGGTGCTGTATCGCCACGTTTGAACGTCTCGCGTATCTCGCGGACCTATCAAGCGGCCGAGCAACCCCCTAGCCGTGCGATTCGATGTTTACTCATCGTTTCACATGTTCTAGGGGTTACACAAATGCAGATTACTCAGAAGCGGGCACTGGCTATCGCCAAGGCCCTCGGCTACACCGGCGGCGATGCCGTCTCGGATGTTTCCAAGTTCCTCGCTGACACCGACCAGATGGTCAAGATCAGCGAATCACCCACCGCGATCAGCACCAAGGCCCTGCTGGTCAACCAGTCTGACGCGAAGTCTGTCACGGTCACTCAGATCGACGACGGCGACGGCATGGCCGAGGAGTCCTACTCGGCTTCCGCCAAGAAGGCCAAGACGATCACCGCTGACGACGTGTCCGCAATCGTCAAGAGCCACATCGATGACGTGGCCAAGCAGTTCGCTGCACGTCCGACGCTGGAAGTCACCGGCGGCGAGTCCGTTGAACACGCCGTGTACAACGATCAGGCCAAGGAAGGCAAGACCGCGTTTAAGAACGCGAAGACTGCCGAAATCTTCCTGAGCATGGCCGTGCTGAAGTCCGGTGCGGGCAACCGCTTCGAGGGCGGTGCTGAGATTACCAAGAACGCCAAGGAGACGCTCAAGAAGTTCGCTCCCGACGTTCACAAGGACTATTCGACCGGCGTGGGTTCTGTCGATGTTCTTGTCGCTCCGATGATTTCCGGTGACATCATCCGCCTGTTCAACAGCTTCGGCGACATGGCGGCGGTGTCCAACGTCATCACTTCCGCGAACGATCAGGAAGTCATCCGTTACCGCAACATGACCGAGACGCGGGCGGTCACGTATCCGAACGAGAATACGACCGTCACCACGACCGATACGGACTTCCGTGCGTACGCCACTCGTCTCCGCATGGCGATGCTGCTGAGCCGTGTTTCGCTCTCGGCCCTGAAGTTCAGCCGTCTCTCGCTGGCCGATGAGATTGCAACCGACTTCGCCCGCGACTTCGCGTATGCCGAGGATAACGCCGCTCTGAACGGCGACGGCACCTCGACCTACGGCGGCAACATTGGCGTGCTCGGCCAGTTCGCTGCTATCGGCGTTGGTTCCGCTGCCGGTGCAACTGTTGGCGGTGCCAACTGGGGTGCCCATACCCTCGATCACTTCGCCACCCTGATGGGCCTGCTGCCCCGGTATGCGGCTCGCCGCAATCCGGTGTTCGTTTGCTCTCAGGCGTTCTACGAAACCTGCATGATGAAGCTTGCCCGTGCGGTGGGCGGTGTCACCATGAACGAGGTTGCCGCGTACGCGGGCGAGGCCGGTCCCCGGTTCATGGGCCGCCCCGTGGTCACTTGCGAGCTGATGAACCAGACTTCAGCGGCCGCTGGTAACACCATCGACTGCTTGTACGGTGACTTCACCCTTGGCCTGGATCTTGTTCGCGGCGGCGGCGTGCAGATCGAGACTGACCTGTCCAGCGGTTTCACGACCGCTTCGGCCAACGTCCGTGGCCTGTTCTGGCACGGCATTCAGGCCGCACACGGCATCGGCACCACTTCCGCACGCGGCCCCATCGTTGCTCTGTACCAGAGCTAATCCAACCCAGCATTCCAAGGAGGTTCACATATGGCTATTCAGATTCCCCAGTTCACTCTCGGCATCGCAGCGACCACGATCAACAACAGCTCGCTCAGCACCGCCGCCGTCGATCTCAACAGCGGCAACTGCGACGCTGCTGTGTTCCACATCCAGCTTGGCACTCAGACTACGGGTGTCATCAGCACCTGCAAGCTGGAAGAGTCCGACAACAACTCGTCATGGGTTGACATCACCGGCGGCTCCCTCGGCTCTCTGCCGATCACCCTCTCGACCGCCGACAACAACACCGGCATCGTGATGGCTGTGAAGCGTACCGGCCGCCGTCGCTACATCCGCGTCACGTTCGCCTCTACTACGGCAACCGCTCTGCCTGTCACCTACATCGCTGCCGCTGGCCTGAACGGTGCGATCAACGATCCGATCACGCCCGCGACCCGCTCGCTCATCCTCGGCTGATCCCTTCCGGCACTCCTTTCGCCGTCGCCCTTCGGAAACGAGGGGCGGCGGTTTATGAAACTCACTCTCCTGAAGAAACACGCGGGCAGCGAAATCGGCACCGTCATCGACGTAGCCGATGCTGCCGGTCCTGACCTTATCGCCAAGGGTGTGGCTCGCAATCCGACCGTCGATGAAGTCACCCTGCCGAGCATGACTGCAGATCAGGCGAACAAGGCCCTTGGCTACCCGTCCATCGCCGACCAGCTCAAGAAGCGTACCGAGGCCGCGAAGCGTGGTAAAGCGCCGATCATCGACAATCTGACCGTACGTGCGTTTCCCGTTGGTAGCCGGTAAGACTTCAACCAAAGAAGGGGGGTGATCCGTGGCCGAACTGGCGACAATCGATCAAGTACGTACCGCACTCGGCATCGTTGATAACGCTTCCGATTCGACGGTATCACAGAAGCTCAACGCGGCCGAGGCGATGATCCGCGACTACTGCGGAAGGCCGCTGGGGTTCGTCTCGCAAAGCGTTACCGAGTCCTTCGACGGCGAGAACGCCCAGCAGCTTGTACTGCGGTACACGCCGGTGACGGCTGTCACCAGCGTCACGGCAGACGGCTCGACCGTCTCGGCCGAATACGAGGTGAACGCTTCGGGCGTGCTGTCGTTCAAGTACGTCAACTTTGGCCCGTCGCTCGGGCGGAACACGTCCAGCCGCACGGTGACGGGTGTCCCGTATCGCTCGCCGTCGTTCGGTAACTCGATTAACCAGGTTGACGTGGTGTACACCGGCGGGTACGCGGCGGATGCGATCCCCGCAAACCTGACCGAGTGTGCGATTCAGCTTGCCGCGATGCTGTTTCGGGACTCGCAGCGTGATAAGAGCGTTCAGAGCGAGTCTCTGGGCGACTACTCATACACGCTTGCGGGTAGTGCAAACAAGTACGTACGTTTGATGGATGACCTGATTTCCAACTACCAGCGTGGAGGGTTGCTGTGACGATTAGCCGTAGCGGTATTCAGTTTGAACCGAACGTCAAGTGGTCAACTCTCATGGGTTGGGCGGCGTTTGTTGTGTTTGTTCCGGCGGTGACTGCGTTCGGCACGATGTTCGTTCAGGGTGCTGTGTACGGCGAGCGGATCACGCGGCTGGAAGAGCAGAGCAAAGACACCGAAGCACGCTTGCGGACCATTGAGAACGGCGTTCAGCGGTTGCTGGTGTTGGCAGAGAAGGGGGCAAAGTGAATGGCTCAACAGGGAACGACGAAACCTTATCTTCTCATCATCGATCAGGGTGCGACTCGCACGCTCAACGTCCAGTGGACGCAGCGGGTATCGGGTGTTGACACCGCCGTCAATCTGACCGGCTACACCGCTCGGATGATGCTGCGGACCAGCTACACGGCTGGCAGTCCGACGCTGAGCCTGACTAGCCCGTCCGGTGGGTTGGTCATCGCCGCCGCGACTGGAACGGTTGCCGTGACCATGACCGCCACACAGACGGCAGCGTTGACGGCTGGCGACTACGTGTACGACCTTGAGGTGGTGTCCGCCGGTGGCGAGGTTACGCGAATCCTTGACGGCATCGCACGGGTGACACCGGAGGCGACCAAATGAGCGATCTGATTACAGTCTCTCAGCCGACGTACACAATCGTCGTCTCGACCCCCGGCCCGCAGGGTGCGGACGGTGGAGGCGGTGGCGGTGGCGGCACGCCTGCGGGGAGCACCGGGGCGGTGCAGTACAACAACGCGGGGGCGTTTGCGGCGGATGGTGCGTTCGTGTACACATCGGCGACGAGCACGCTGTCTGTGGGTGCGGTGGCGGCCAGCAGCATCACGGCTGACTCGATCAGCACGGACGCTGTGAACAACGTGCAGGGCATCAATCTGGTGGCGGGGTTCCGCACGGTCAACGTGCTGGCACCGGCCAGCGGCACGGGCACCACGACGCTGACGCTGCCGGGCACGGCACCATCAGCCGGACAGGCGATGGTGTTTGATGGTGCGGGGGTTGGATCGTGGGCGACGGTGGCCACTGGTGGCGGCACGGCCACGGGGACGAACACCGGCGACCAGACGATCACGCTGACGGGCGATGTGGGCGGCGGCGGTACCGGCAGCTTCGCGGCGACGCTGGCGACGGTGAACGCGAACGTGGGGAGCTTTGGCAGTGCCACGGCGGCGCCGACGCTGACGGTAAACGCCAAGGGGCTGATCACTGCGGCGGGTTCGGTGACCGTGACCCCGGCGGTGGGGAGCATCACCGGGCTGGGCACGGGGGTGGCCACGTTCCTGGCGACACCGAGCAGCGCCAACCTGGCGGCGGCGGTGACTGATGAGGTGGGCAGCGGGGCGTTGTACTTCGTGGGCGGGGCCCTGGGCACACCGGCCAGCGGCACGCTGACGAGCTGCACCGGGCTGCCGCTGAGCACGGGGGTGACGGGCAACCTGCCGGTGGGCAATCTCAACAGCGGCACGGGGGCGAGCGGGACCACGTTCTGGCGGGGTGATGGCACCTGGGCGACACCGGCGGGCGGTGGTGGCTCGCCGGGTGGATCGACCACGCAGGTGCAGTTTAACAATGCCGGAGCCTTCGCGGGCGATGCGGGCCTGACGTACAACAGTGCGACCGACACGCTGACGACGGGAACGGTGAATGTTGGCGTGTCGGTGTTCAGCAACGACGTAATCACTGCCCTAGGCACCATCGGCGGCGGCTTCGTGCAATCTGATGCGTCTGTGGTGGCATCCACGTTCTTTGGACTTGGCACGATGGGGTACACCCCGACCAATGCCCCGCTTCGGCTTCAGACCAGCGTGAACGCCTTCAATCAGGCGATCATCCAGAACACCAGTGCGGGCACGGCGGCATCGTCCAACCTGATCGTCAACGGCGACAACGCCACCGACACCACGAACTATGGCGAGTTCGGGCGTAACTCGTCGGGCTTCACCGGCAGCGGTGCCTTCAGCACGGCGAACGTGACGTATCTGGCAAGCCACGGCGGGGCGTTGGCCTTGGGCACCATCGACAGCAACGCGATCCGGTTTGTGGTCAACAGCGGCACAACGGATTCGGCGACGATTGACACCACGGGGCGGCTGAACGTGGCCGCATCGGTGGTGCCCGGATACGCCACGACGGCAACGGCTGGAGGTACAACTACGCTGACTTCGGCCAGTGCCCAGCAGCAGTTTTTCACTGGCACGGCGAACCAGACCGTAACGCTGCCCGTGGCATCGACGATGGTGCTTGGCCAGTCGTTCCGCATCATCAACAACGGCACTGGCACGGCAACGCTGACGATCAACAGCAGCGGTGCCAACCTCGTTACATCCGTCTATGCGGGCGGCGAGGTGGTGGTGACGTGCATCCTGACCAGCGGCACGACGGCGGCGAGCTGGTCGGCCAATCACATCGGCAGCGATGTGCAGACGTTCCTTGCGGGCGGAACGTGGACGAAGCGGCCGGGCCTGAAGTACGCCCAGGTATATGTGTTCGCCCCCGGTGGTGGCGGATCTGGTGGAAGCCGTGGCGATACCTCTGTTGCCCGCGTTGGCGGCGGTGGCGGTGCCTCTGGTGGCGTGTCGAGTCGGTTCTACCGTGCGAGCGGACTTGGCGGCACCGAGAACGTCACCATCGGAGCGTTCGGTGCTGCGGGCACGGCACAGGCCGGTACCGGAAACGGAGGTGCTGGCGGCACGGGCGGAACTACCGAGTTCGGAACATCGACGACGCTGTGCCGTGCACTTGGTGGCGGCGGCAGCAGTGCAACCGGCGGTGCTGGTGCTGCCGCACAGGGCACGATCACGACCGGGCAGGGCGGTGTGGCATCATCCGGCACCGGTGCGGCGGGCAGTAACGGAAACCAAGGTTTTGCCGGTGGTGTTGTGACAGGCGGCGGAGCCTCCGCTGGCGGTATAACGACGGGCGGATCGGCCTCCGCTGGCGGTCATCGTTCCGGTGCATCGTTGTTTATGCCCCTGTATGGACTGACCGCATCGACGGGTGCGGGCACGAGCGGCGGCGGTGCCGGTTCGGCCGGTGCCGATGCGGTTGGATTCTTCGGTGGAGTTGGCGGTGGCGGCGGTGGTTCAAGCGTGACGGCGAGCGTGGCGGGTGGTGCGGGCGGTGCGGGTGGGTTCCCCGGCGGCGGCGGCGGCGGCGGTGGTGCCGCTGGCAGCACG